CTACACCGGAAAAAACTGAAGATTCACGCCTGTTCGGCGTGAAGATCTTTTAACCGTTTTTTCCGGCTCCGCCGATTTGCAGCCCCTCAGTCGCTGCGCGACCGAATCCCCTTTTTTTCACCCGCGGGGGCGGCGGGGTCCGGCGGTGAAGGGCTTGTATGGGGTAGTAAAATAGCGACGGTTATTTCCTGCCGGGGAAAGGGGTGCAGGGGAAAACAGAGGGCGGCCAAGCAAGGCCACGGAAAGCAGAGACTAAGACAGGCCGCCCGGCGTTGTCCCTTGCAAGCGTTCCCTTTTCGTTTGTCTACCCAGAAAGAAGAAAATTCTATCCACCTACCGAAAGCAGAACCTTCCGGGAAATGCAGAAAGGCAGAGTATGGGCACAAAATCTTTTCAACGTGAGCGCCGCTTCCTGTGCGGCACAAGTAAGAACGCCGCAAATTACCAGGAAGTCGAAATTTACCCCATGAACGGAACGGAGCAAAGCCGAACGCTGGACCAGGAACTGGCGCGGGCTGCCGACTTGCGCAGATCGTCGAAGGCGCAGCAGAACCAAAACGCCAAGAACGCCCGGCGGCTGTTCCGCCAGCTGGTAAATACCAACTTCACCGAGGAAGACACCCACACAACGCAGACCTATGCGCCAGAGTATCGCCCGGAAACCGAAGAACAGGCGTGGGCGGACTTTCGGAACTTCTACCGCCACATAAAAGAGAAATGCAGGGCGCGGGGGTTGCCGAAGCCGGAATGCCTGGCCGTAATGGAGTGGGCAGAGGAAAACCCAGACACCGGGCAAAAAGCCGTTGCCCCACACTTCCACACAATTTTGCGGTGCGAGTTGACCCGCGACGAAATAGAAAGCTGCTGGCACCGCAAGGGCGTGCGCCTGGGCCGCGTGAACACTGACCGCCTGCAAATGGACAAGAACAGCCTGGAAGCCCTGGCAAACTATATGCTGAAATACCCGAAGCGAAAGCACCGATATTTCCGAAGCCGAGGAATCAAAAACCCGATAACACCGCCCCCGGCGGACGGGAAATGGACGCGCCGCCAAGTGCAAAAAATCTGCACCGACGGGCGGCTGTACGACCCGGAATTCTGGGCGAAAAAATACCCCGGCTGGGACTTGAACGAAGCCGGCGCAAGCTATAACGAATTCATGGGCTGGCACATAAGCCTAAAACTTCGACGAAGGGGGCCGTTCCGTGGGAATCGACATTGAACGCCTGGGGCCTGCTGCACAAAAGCAGGTGCGCGAAGAATTGGAACGCAGACGCAGGGCGGCAGCTGCCAAGGACAGGCAGCAGAAGGCCAGGGACGGCCCGGCGCTTCGGCCCGGCGGGTCTGATCGTGGCAGCGCACTGGAAGAAGAATACTACCGGGCATATATATGGCCCAAAGAACTGGCCGGAACCGTGGCGAACGTGGAACGGCACAAGAAATTTGAACTTCTGCCGAAAGGCGATTATTGCGGCCTGCACCTGCCCGCTGCACACTACACGCCGGATTTTGTAATCGAATACGCAAACGGCACTGTGGAAGTTGTCGAGGTAAAGCACGAAGCAATCCGCGCCTTGCAGGGGTCCTATGTGTACCGACGCCGCCTTTTTATCGAGAAGTACGCCCGGCCAAATGGTTGGATATTCACCGAGTACATAAAACACGAAGGAAGGAAATGCAATGAATGATTTACAAAAGGCTTTAAGCCTTATCGAAGCACAGCAGAAGAAAGCCGGAGCAGGAACGCCCGCCTGGTGTGTAGGCCAGCAGCTTGCCGACATTTTGAACGGCCAGCCTGCCGCCGCGCAGATCGTTGCCGAAGACCTGGGAACCACGGGCATGGGGATTGCAGACTGCGAAAAGAAAATCGCGGATTTTGCCAGCAAGAACCGCATGGGCAATGTGGGCTTCTGCGGCCCTGCGGACGCTGACCGCATTATCCGGGAATTTTACGGAATCCCGAAATTGGAAATTGTCACCGCCAAAACACAGGCGGCCCCGGCGGAACACCGCCGCAAGGCAATCCGCCTTGAAGATTTTCTATAAGGAGGCGCGAATATGGACATACTGGCAGCATTGCCGAAAACGCCGGGAACGGCCCCGGAAACGCTGTGGGCGTGGCTGAAACGCAACGGGAAAGTACACCCGCAAGAACTGATTCGATACAAAACCACAAAGCTGGCCGACCCCCTAACGGGCATACGGGAAAAATATGCAGCCTGCGCCTGCACGGCCTGCGGGTCATCGTGGCATACAACAATAGCATTACCGGGCGCGGGCGGCACATACCCGTACTTTGACACAGAAGAAGGGCTGCGCCGCAACGGTGAAACAATGCACTGCCCGAACTGCGGCACGGCGGCGCTGGTGGCACACGAAAAGCGCCTTGACCGCTGGCCCATCGTAAAGAAGGCATACCCATGGGAAATCCGCAAAGCGGGCGGCTGTGTTATGTTTATCTGCTGGGCCGTAATTCACGAAACCGGCTACGACTGGGAAAGCACAATCGCGGAGCAGCGCAACGCCTATGTTATCGACCCCGGCGGGCACTGGCACCGATTCACAGCAATGGACCGCAGCGGCTATTCCAGTATGTCAACCATGTATTATACGGGCTGCTGGTACGAAATGGCCCGCTTCCAGGTTGCCGACGGCAATTTTTCGGCAATCCTTCCGCACCCTGCCGACGTGTACGAGGGTACACCGCTGGAAAACGCGAAGCTGGAACTGCTGGAAGAACAGGCGCAGGGCATTGACCTGCTGCACTATGCCCGGATATATATGCGGCACCCGGAAATTGAAAACATTGCCCGCAACAGCCCGGCGCTGTGCGCGGCACTGGTGGGCTTGACCGCTAGCCAAAACGGCGGCCTGTCCGTCACCGGCCTGGACTGGGTAAACTGGAAGGCGAAGAAGCCGCACGAAGCCTTGTACATGAGCAAACCGGAATACAAGACCGCCAGCAAAGCCCAAGGCCGCAGAGCGTGGGACATTGGGGTGCGGCAACACGCCGTTGCCGTCTGCCTGCGCAACGGGGCACCCAGGGAGTACGCCGACGCGCTGGGCGGCGAAGGGGTGGCCTTTGCGGACAAGTACAAGAACCTTTGGACTGTGCAGCACTTCGGCCTGGTGCGCGTATGGAACTACATACGGAAGCAACAAGAGAGTGCCCACAAAATTCACAGCATAGGCGGCACGGTGGGCTTTTGTGTGGACTACTGGAAAGACGCGGAACGCGCGGGCCTTGACCTTAAAAGCGAAGTTGTGGCCTTCCCGCACAGCGTAACCGAAGCCCAGGCCAGGGCAACGGCTGCAATCCGTTACAGGGAAGACGCAGCCCTGCGCGGCAAATTCGAGAAAATGGCAAAGCGCCTGCAAGCACTGCGCTGGGAATACATGGGCCTTATTATCACCCCGGCGGAATCCGAAGAACAGCTGATCCTTGAAGGCAAGGCGCTGGGCCATTGCGTCGGCGGCTATGGCAAGGCGCATTGCAGCGGCGAAAGCATTTTCTTTATCCGACACACCGAAAGCCCAAGAGAATCCTATTTCACGTTGCAGCTGGACACGGCCACGGGTAAGGTTTTGCAGAACCGTGGCCGGCACAACTGCGCAAGAACCCCGGAAGTGGAAGCGTTTGAACAGGCATGGCTTTGCCAAGTCGTCAAGCCATGGCTGGACCACAAACAGAAGACCGTAAATCCGAACCACGCCAAGACGGCGGCAGCGTAACAGGAGGAACAGACAATGGAAGACACGAAGCAGCTTACCCTTATGGGGAATGAAACGCCGGAACAGGCGGAAGCCATCGGCCTGCATTATGAGATTGTGAGCGCCGCCCAGGCTGCCGCCAGCAGCCTGCTTGACCTGGGCCGCAAACTAAAGCGTATGCGCGACAGCGGCAAATATAAGGCGCTGGGCTTTGAGACCTTCGGAGACTACACAGAGCAGGCCGTCCACATTCGCCAGCGCCAGGCTTATACTTACATCAGCGTTGTGGAGAAGCTACCCGCGCAGCTTATTGAAGAAAACGCGGCGGCGGGCGTTACGAAGCTGGCACTGCTGGCAAAACTGGGACCGCAGGACCGGGAAGAAGTGGCCGGAGACCTGGCAAATATCACCGTTACCGAGTTGCAAAAGCTGATTGACGAAAAGAACGACATGGCCGAGCAGCTTTCTCTTCTGTCCGCACCGCCTGCCGCCGAAGCGGAAGCCCATGAAGTTGACGTTGAAGCCGAATTGAAAAAGGCCGCCGACCAGGCCCGCGCTGAAGCCGAAGCCAAAGCGGCGGCAGACCTGGAAGCCCTGCGGGAACAGCACCGCAGGGCACTGGAAGAAGCTGAAGCCAAACAGGAAGAACGACTCCAGGCCGCCCGGCGGGAAGCTGAAAAGGCCGCCGCCGAGAAAATCCGCCAAGCCAAGCGGGACGCAGAAGCCGACGCGGTAAGGCGTGAAGCAGAAGCCGCAGACAAGGCCCGCAAGGCAGCTGAACGAGAGCAGAAAGAAAGAGACCGCGCCGAACTGGAAAAGGCCCAGCAGATTGCCGCAGAAGCCCAGGAAAAGGCCGACACGCTGCAAAAGAAATTAGGAATTCAGCAAAGCCCGGCGGGCGCAAAGTTTGCCTTGCTTTTTGAGGACGTGCAGCAGAAAGCGGCGGCAATTATGGACCTGGCCGACGAAATGCGCGACAGCGGGCAGCAGGAACTTGCGGACAAATTCACCGGCGCGCTGGCAAAAGCGCTGAAAGAACTAATTAAGCAGGTCGAGTAACATTTTCACCACAAAAGCGCGAAAGGAGAAGAAAAAATGACGACCGATACAATCTGGTTCCGGTGCGCAATGATGGCCTATATTTTTATTGCCTTGCCGATAATTCCGCTTGTCGGGGCATTTGTGATTGCGATTGTTTCAAGCCTTGCCGTTGGAGTATATCAGCGTGCCGTAAAACATATCCGGGTTATAACCTGCGCGAAGTGCAAATACTGGGCAACTGTTGATTGCCCACTGTATGGGGAAAATACCGCTGACGACTTCTGCAGCAAAGCAGAAAAATGGGGGAAATAACACCGATGTTTTACACATTGTATCAAGCATTTGTAGGTAGTTTTGAAAGCACAATGAGGTTTGCGGCTATATTAACCGGGGCCGTGGCCGCTGTGGCCGTTGTCCTGCTGGCAGCCTGGTTAATTATGCGCACACTGGGCAGGCTGGCCGCTATGGCCTTCGACAGCGCAACCGCGACGCTGGCAAGGATGTGGAACCGGACGGGCTACAAACCGAAAACCAAATGGGGGCGGGTAATCGCCGCAGGGGGACAAACAGGTGGAGAGCGCAAAGAAAAAAGAGATCCTGAACAGCTACCTTGAAGCGTCGAAAGAATGGCGCTACTGGAAGGGCGAAACCGAACGGCTTATGGCAGCGGCCACCGGCGCTTCCCCTTCCCTATCGGGTATGCCGCACGGCGGCAGTACAGGCACAAGCAAGGTTGAACTTGCCGCTGAATCCCTGGAAGACGCGCGCCGGGAACTGGCCGCAGCTGTCGACGCAATGAACAAGGCGCGCCGCCAAGTGCAGGCCGTTATCAAAACCGCGCCGACGGCAGACCAGCGCATTGTCCTGCGCCGCCGCTATATTAACGGCATGAACTGGGAACAGATTGCGGAAGCCTGCGGGAAGTCACGGCAATGGGCCACAATGACCCACGGCGAGGCTTTGAAAAAAATATTTTTGAAAAGCTAAAACCCGCACAACGGTGCGGAAAACGCGACTTTTTATTTGTCAAAAGTTTACAAAACTTTACATTACTTGCTTTTTGTTTACATTCGGTCTGTGATATATTCAAACTGCAAAAGCCAGGCGGGAAAGCCTGGCTTTTTCTATACCCAGAAAAGGAAGAAGGCGGGTCGCATGAAGAACGCCAAAAAAGAGAAAGAGGAAGAAAAGCGCTGCGCCGCCTGTGTGTGGCGCGACAGGAAAACGGCAACACCCCTTTGCGCACTGCCGCACTGCATATACGAGGAACGAAAACCCCGGCGGGACAAGGTGAAACGCTATGGCGAAGTATAACCCGGATTCGTGGCCCGCTGTATGGGTTTTGCAGTTGATTGCAAACGGCAACCTGCACAGCTTCTACACAAGCCGCGAATGGAAACGCCTGCGGCGGGAAGTGTTAAAACACCAGCGCCGCCGTTGCTGGGATTGCGCACACAAAGCACCGGCGGTGAATAAACGCGGCGTTACTGTACACCATGTCAAGCCACTGCGCGAACGGCCAGACCTGGCCCTGTCCGAATACGACGAAGCCGGGAACATCAACCTTGTTTGCCTGTGCGCTTCCTGCCACTGGGACCGACACCACAAGCGGGCCGCACCTGCCACGCCGGAACGCTGGTAATTTTACAGCATACCCCCCACCCCGCGAAATCAAAATTCCCCGGCGGACGGAGACCGAGGAACAGCCCCGACAAAGCCGCGAGGTTGCGCGCGCGAGGAAAAAATGGGCCAGCAAAAGGCCGCCAACAAATACGCCCGTGCGCGGGTACCTTATATCCGCAATTTTTAGGGGGTGCTGCAAAAAGCCGAAAAAATCACGCATTTTTGGAAAGAGGGTGCAGAAATTGACGAAGAAGGAAAAGGAAATCCGGGCAAGCCTTGAAAAGCAGTTGAAAGACTGCGGTGCCGATCTTCTGCACTATCAAGAACTTTTGGACGATTATATTTTTTTCTTCGGCATGGAGAGGAAAATGCAGGCCGCAGTTAAAAAACAAGGCTTGACCGTCACCGCAGTAAGCGCAGCCGGGAAAGAATACGACAAGGAAAACCCCGCAATAAAGGCCGCCGCCCTGTATAACCAGCGTATGCTTCACATCTTGCGCGAAATGGGGCTGACAACGGCCACTTGCAGGCCGCCGGAAACCGACGGAAGCGGCGATCTGGGATGAATCCGAGAATACAAGCCTATATTGACATCGTGGAAAGCGGCGAAATGCCGATGTGCCGCGAACAGCTGCTGCTTATCAAGCGTGTAAAGGCTGCGTTTGAGAATGAGAAAATACACGTTGACGACGAACAGCTGGAACGTTATATGGGCCTGCAAAAATATTTTGAATATAAACTTTTGCCGTGGGAAGAATTCGTTTTCGCGTTGCATAACTGCACCTACACAGAAAGCGGCGCGTTGCGCTGGCCCATTCTGTTTATTGAGGTTGGACGCGGCGCTGGAAAAAACGGCTACCTGGCCTATGAAGATTTTGCACTTGTCACCCCCATAAACGGGGTAAAGCATTACAACATTGACATTTTCGCCACGGCGGAAGACCAGGCCCGCGCGACCTTCGACGACATATACGAATTGCTGGACGGGAACAAGCCTTATTTTCAAAAATTCTTTGCCTGGACAAAAGAAGAAATTGTCAACAAGGCGACCATGAGCCGGATAAAATACCACACCAGCGCCCCAAAGACCAAAGACGGCGGGCGGCCCGGCAAGGTAGATTTTGACGAACTGCACGCCTACGAAAATTCTAAACTAATCGACGTTGCGGTGGGCGGTCTGGGCAAGCGTCGCCTTCCCCGCCGCACGTTCATAACCACACAAGGCGACGTGCGCGACGGCCCGCTGGACAAGTACACGGCCAGGGCCGAAAAAGTACTTGAAGGCAACACCCCGGACAGCGGCTGGCTGTATTTTATATGCCGCCTTGACAGCGACGCGGAAATTATGCAGCCGGAAATGTGGGGCAAGGCAAACCCGTCTTTGTACGACCCAGCACGCACCGAACTGTTGGAAGAAATCAAACTTGAATTCGAGGAATACAAGGAAGACCCAGCAGGGCACGGCGCTTTTGCAACCAAACGCATGAACCGCCCGCAGGGTGACAAGGAAGCCGAAGTCACCAGCTGGGAAAATATTCTTGCAGCTTCCCGGCCTATCCCGGAAGGAATCGGCCTGGAAACGCACCCGGCAGTTTGGGGCGTTGACTACGCCAGCACACAGGACTTTGTTGCCGCTGGCGTGCTGTGGGAAATCCAGGGAACTTATTACTGGATAACGCACACATGGGTTTGCGCACAAAGCAAGACACTTTCACGGATCCAGTTTCCGCTTGCCGAAGCCGAAGCGCGGGGAGAATTAACGATGGTAGACGCGCCAGAGATCGACCCGGAAACGCCGGTCAACTGGATAGTAGAACAAGGCGAAAAATACAATTTGTTGCTGGGCGGTATTGACCATTACCGCTATACCCTGCTGTCAAAAGCCTTCGCTTCGGCGGGATTCAGCACCGACAAGCGCACCGGCAACGTAAAGCTGACATACACGCCGGAACAATCCCAGGTTGCGCCCATCATTACAAGCGCGTTTACAAGCCAACGCATTGTTTGGGGCGACAGTATGCTAATGCGCTGGTACACGAGCAACGCCTGCCGCCTTATCGACAAGCGCGGCAATATATCGTTTGGAAAGTATGAGCCTAAGAGCCGGAAAACGGACGGCTTTATGGCAATGGTTGCGGCCTTCGTGGTTGCCGTTATCAAGCAGGACGAAATGCAGGCAGCGGACTATTCTTCCGCTGACCTGCCGGACGTTTACACCTACTAAGACACGCGGAAAGGGGGTGAAATCTTGAAATTTGCAAACTTTATAAGCAGTTTGCTGGACCTGGCCCCGCGCGACGCTTCGGGCAATATCGTCCTGCAAGGCGCAACCGCAGAGCAGCGGTTGAATGTCGAAGAACTGGCTATTTTTTCGACCATTGACCTGATCGCTTCGGCGGCTTCCTTGTGCGAGTGGCGCACCTACCAGGCCGGAGAGCGTAAGAAGGGCGAAGACTGGTACAGCTTCAACGTGGAGCCGAACCCAAACCAAAACGCTGCGGAATTCAAGCGCCTGCTTGTAGCCCGCCTGCTGCGCTTCAACGAAGCGCTGGTTTTCGAGCGCGGCGGCGCGCTGTACCTGGCCGACAGCTTCACACGAACCGAGTACGCCTTCCGCCCGTGCGTGTATACCGGCGTAACCTGCAACAATTTAACGCTTTCCTACACGCTTACGGAGCCGGACGTGTTTTATTTCCGGCTGGCAAACCAGGACGCTGCCGCACTGCTGGCGAACCTGCGCGGCCTGTACAGCGAAGCAATGAAGGAAGCACTGGACAAGTACAAGAAGTCGGGCGGGCGCAGCGGTATACTGGAAATTTCCGGCCAGGCCCGTGGCAAAAAGACGTTTGAAACCGATCTGGACAAGCTGATGAACGAGCGATTCAAAACGTTTTTCGAGAACAAGAACGCCGTGCTTCCCCTGCTTGATGGCTTCCACTACGTCCCGCAGGACGGAGCAGCCACGCAGAAGGGCGCAAACGAAATAAGCGACTTGGACAGCCTTATCAAACAGGCCCAAGATCGCGCCTGCAACGTCTACCACGTCGCACCCAGCCTGCTGCGCGGCGAAGTCACAAACATTGACGAAGCTATCCGCAGCACGCTGTCCTTCGGCGTAAAGCCGCCACTGCGGCTGATTGAAACCGAAATCAACCGCAAAGCCTACGGCAAGGACGTGCTGAACGGCTGGAAGATGATGGTTGACACTACGCACATTCGCCTTGTGGACGTTTTCGACGTGGCCGACAAGGCCGACAAGCTGGTGCAGGACGCGCTTTATAACGTCAACGAACTGCGCGAAAAGTTTGAAGACGACCCGATCCCCGAAAAGTGGGCAAGCGAATACAACCGCACCAAAAACATGGAAAAAGTACAGCCGCAGGCTGCGGCACCGAAAGGAGGTGAGAAGTAAAAAATGAGAATCGGAATGGAAGCAGTTATGCAGGCCGGAACGACTGGGAAGGCGTTCAATTTTTGGCTGGTGGACACTATCGCCCCCGACCAAAAAACGCGGAACTGGTACACCGGCGAGGAAACCACCGTGGAAAGTAAGACAAGCCAGCGCTACTTCGTCGATAACCTGAACGGCGCGGCGGCTGGCGACACCGTGAACCTGTATATCAACAGTGTGGGCGGCAGCGTCAAGGAAGCGCTGGGAATTTACAGCACCCTGCGCCGCTGCCCCGCCACTGGTGTGGCATTACTTGACGGGAAAGCC